TTCTGACTTGAGTATAGGGACGCATTGCACCCCTCCCCACACTGGCCTGGCATTGGGTATTGATACGATGCCACCTTGACAATCACCATCAATATTGGGTGTTTGCACTGGTGGTTTTGTCTTCTTGCACTTCTCCTCTCGAATGGGCGTTATGATCTTGGCGACAATGTTCCTTACTAATGTGAGTGCTCCTGCAACAAATACTAGGGTCCATAATACGGATAATCGCTTCTTCATTAAACTAGGCATCCACTTCAATGCTAACAAATTACTCCAGCGTAAGTTGCGCGATACATAATAATGTGCGACTAAACCTGCATGTTGATTGTGCATATGAATGAGCGCCGCGACTAACATGAACGTGAACATAAAATTGAAAAACACATGTTGTCCCATAAACGTTCTCCACATTGCGTTCAATATGTTGAAACCACCACATCCAACAAGACTTAAAGCTATAATCCTTCTATTTCTTATCGTTGTTTTGGTGAGATGGGAAACTTCCAAGATATCTGGGTAGGCATTCAATATAACCCTTGGCACAAGGTCAATCAACCATGGATATGAGACACGTATGGGGTTATCCTCAAGTCTCCATGGGCATATTTTTTCTGCGGAATCTTCCAGTGCCTTCTGAATAAATGCGATTGTCTTATGACGTGTTACTGGTATCTCGCTTTCAGGGCACTGGACTTCGACTTTATCTGGCAGAAGCACATCATCAAAGCACGCTTTCATGGGGTGGCATATACCCGTTCCCGGTTCACTAAAAACAATAGCATCTTCCGGCATTCTTAGCCTCCTAGGTTTCTTAAGGATACTCTTGGGCTTACCTAATTTGCCCAGTATTTCTTGTGATGTATACATAGGTCCTGAATTCACTGTGTAATTTTTATATATATCCTTTTCCTCTTCCTTCACTTCCATATCTCCTTTTTGATAGATTGGTGGGGGCTCAAAACTATCATCATCAGCAGCGCAAATACCACATATATCTTGTGGGAAACCATGCTTGCAGGTTTTATCCTGACATTGTGCTTGCTCTAAAATCCTTATTTGTGCCTCATGATGTTTCGTAAGCTCGTGCTCAAACAAGACAAGGAGTTGGAACAAAC